GCGTCGTGCTCAGCCCTTGCAGGGCGGCCACGACAAAGTTTGTGATGATATCACCGCTCGAATTCTGAAGAAGAATCAGTGGGTGATGTATGACGATAAAGGCTCCTCTCTCATTCAGTTTACTATTCTCCAAGGCCGTCTTTGCGTTGTCAATCATCACTTCGTTTCATGGCTCAAACGCCAAGAAGACGATGCTCCTATCATTGTCAACAACGTTCTCAATCCTGAGATCGAACGTCAAATCTCTGTCCAAGATGTTTACAATGGCAAGCCTGTTCCTGATATGCCTGACCTTTGGAGTTTCGTTATCTCCAACCTCGATTTTCCTGAAGGCTTTGACATTGTTCCTTATTTTGCTACTGAGAAGACCCATGAGATGTTTGCTAAAGGCAATTTCCCCATGGCCATTTACGTTCCTCGCCTCATCGACAAAGTTCCTGTCATTGTCGAACGCGTTGTTGTTGCTCATACTGACGAGAATATTGAGGCTTACTCCCCTGACCATGGCCTCATCAAGATCATTCATGCTTACGCGTACTATGGTGACTTCCAAGAAGGTGACTGTGGTGCGCTCGGTGTGATACGAAATTCCCAGACCAAGGGTGAAAAGATCGTGTCCATTCATGTTTCTGGTGATGACCAGATGCAACTTGGTACTGGTATGATGATCACTCGTGAGACTGTTGATAAGATCCTTACTCAATGGCCCCCACAGATTTCTCGTCCTCCTACCATTGTGACCACCGTCTCTACTCCTACTGCCCCCAATGGCTCTACCAACATTGCTCAGGTTGATCCCAAGATGGCCCCCAGTGTTGGTGTTGAAAATGAGCTAGAACCGTCCAAGATGCAAAAGACTCAGATGGCTGTTCTCATGCCTTCCACTCGCCGTCCTGCCCGCCTCAAGCGTTTCCGAAATGCTGAAGGAGTGCTCATTGACCCTATCCGTTCTGCCGTTGCTCGTTATGTTGACATTCCTGTACATCTCGAATGCTTCGATGGTATTCGTGAATGTTGTGAGGCTGAACTTGCCTCCATTGTCAACTGCAATTCTTTCCGTCCCCCTCGAGATCTCCGTGTCCTTACATTTGAAGAAGCTGTCTGCGGTGATGGAACTGGCCGTATTAAGTCAATCGTTCGCAAGACAAGTCCTGGTTGGCCGTTGGTGAAACAATCCGATGGCAAGCCTGGCAAGACCAAGTGGCTCGGTGTCGAGGGTCCCATTGACCCAACCACACCTGAGTTCCTCGACCTCAAACGTATGACGTTGGAGATTCTCGACGCCGCCGCTCGCGGTGTGCGTTTGAATCACGTCACTATGGCCGTTCCAAAAGATGAATTGCGTTCTCTTCCGAAATGGGAAGCTGGTAACACCCGCCTCC